GAAAAGTGGCCGGAAGCGACAAAACGCGCCGTTATCCGCGATGCGTATTTCATCCACTGTCATAAAGGCACAATAGGTGCAATCCGGCGTGTGGTGGAGCCGCTCGGCTATCTCATCAACGTGACGGAGTGGTGGGAAAACAGTGACCCGCCCGGCACCTTCCGGCTTGATATTGGTGTACTGGAAAGCGGCATCACAGAGGCAATGTATCAGGAAATGGAACGGCTGATTGCTGATGCCAAACCTGCAAGCCGTCATCTTATTGGCCTGAACATTACCCGGGACATTCCCGGCTACCTGTTCGCCGGTGGTGTGGCTTACGACGGCGATGTAATTACGGTTTACCCCGGATAAGTGAGGAATAATGAGCACAAAATTCAAAACCGTTATCACCACTGCCGGTGCAGCAAAGCTGGCAGCGGCAACCGCGCCGGGAGGGCGGAAGGTCAACATTACCACGATGGCCGTCGGGGATGGCGGTGGTAAATTGCCTGTCCCGGATGCTGGACAGACCGGGCTTATCCACGAAGTCTGGCGACATGCGCTGAACAAAATCAGCCAGGACAAACGAAACAGTAATTATATTATCGCAGAGCTGGTTATTCCGCCGGAGGTGGGCGGTTTCTGGATGCGTGAGCTTGGCCTGTACGATGATGCGGGAACATTAATTGCCGTGGCGAACATGGCCGAAAGTTATAAGCCAGCTCTTGCCGAAGGCTCAGGGCGTTCGCAGACCTGTCGCATGGTCATCATCGTCAGCAGTGTGGCCTCAGTGGCGCTGACCATTGACACCACAACAGTGATGGCGACGCAGGATTACGTTGATGACAAAATTGCAGAGCACGAACAGTCACGACGTCACCCGGACGCCTCGCTGACCGCAAAAGGTTTTACTCAGCTAAGTAGCGCGACCAACAGCACGTCTGAAACACTGGCCGCAACGCCGAAAGCGGTAAAGGCCGCCTATGACCTGGCTAACGGGAAATATACTGCGCAGGATGCCACCACCGCACGAAAAGGCCTTGTCCAGCTCAGTAGCGCCACCAACAGCGATTCTGAAACGCTTGCGGTAACGCCAAAGGCGGTAAAGGCCGCGTATGACCTTGCTAACGGGAAATACACTGCACAGGATGCCACTACAGCGCGAAAAGGTCTTGTCCAGCTCAGTAGCGCCACCAACAGTGATTCTGAAACGCTTGCGGCAACGCCAAAGGCGGTAAAGGCAGCATATGACCTTGCTAACGGGAAATACACTGCACAGGACGCCACCACAGCACGAAAAGGCCTTGTTCAGCTGAGTAGCGCCATCAACAGCGATTCTGAAACGCTGGCTGCAACACCAAAAGCGGTGAAGTCTGCCTATGACAATGCTGAAAAACGTCTTCAGAAAGATCAGAACGGTGCGGATATTCCGGGAAAGGATACTTTCACGAAAAATATCGGTGCCTGTCGTGCTTATAGCGGTGCTTTGAGCACTGAAGCCGGAAACTGGACAACCGCTCAGTTTATTGACTGGCTAGAGTCTCAGGGAGCCTTTAATCATCCCTACTGGATGTGCAAGTGTTCCTGGTCATACGGTAATAACAAAATTATTACCGATACTGACTGTGGGACTATTCATCTTGCAGGTTGCGTGATTGAGGTTATGGGCGTTAAAGCTGCAATGACCATTCGTGTGACCACTCCGAGTACATCAAGCGGTGGTGGTACCACCAGTGCGCAATTCACGTATATCAATCACGGAGCTGATTATGCGCCGGGCTGGCGACGCGACTACAATACGAAAAATAAGCAACCGGCTTTTGCATTAGGGAAAACAGGAAATACGGTTGCAAATAATAAAGCGGTAGGATGGAACTGGGATAGTGGTGCTTATTGTGCACAGGATGGCGGAGCATCAAAAATGGTGCTGCATTTTTACACGGGTGAGGGAAGTTGTCCGGCAATGCAGTTTCTTGTGGATTATAAAAACAGGGGGATTTTTTACAGGTCGGCACGTGATGGGTATGGATTTGAGGCTGACTGGTCAGAGTTTTATACCACATCACGAAAGCCAACACCTGCGGATATTCTTGCTCTGGCATTATCAGGCGGAAGCATGTCAGGCAGCATAAAATTTATCAATGATGCCTTCCTGATTTGGGAAAGAAACACTGACTGGGCGAAAATTGGATTTAAAAATGATTCAGATGCTGATTCTGACTCATACATGTGGTTTGAAACTGGTGATAATGGCAATGAATATTTTAAATGGCGCATCAGGTCTGGCAGCACAACAAAAGATCTGATGACGCTTAAGTCTGATGCACTACGGGTTACCGGGCAGGTGATACCATCAAATTTCAGCAATTTTGACTCCCGCTATGTCCGGGATATCCGGCTTGGTGGTGCCGCCACATACAAACCTGCGAACAATGGCATGACATGGACACATCAGGCACCGTCCGGGTGTGTATATACCGGCATTATTGTTCAGGATACCGGCTCAAACTCTGCCGATAACATTGGTGGCGTATATTACAGACCGGTTCAGAAATACATTAACGGGACGTGGTACAACGTGGCGCAGGTATAATTTATGCAGCATTTGATAAATATAACGGCAGGTAATCCAAAAACGGTTGAACAATATCAATTGACAAAGGACTTTGATGTTGTCTGGTTTTTTTCAGAAGATGGTAAGAACTGGTACGAAGAACAAAAGTATTTTGCTGATGACACGATAAAAATAGCGTACGACAAAGATAATATTATCCGCTATGTGGAAAAGGATGTGACAGCTATCAGACCGGATGGATTAAGTGTGGTTGAAGTGGTGGATATTACTGCTAATCGACGGGCGGACATTTCAGGGAACTGGATGTTTAAGGACGGCAAAGTGATTAAACGCATTTATACGGCAGAGGAATTGCGGCAGCAGGCAGAAAACCGGAAAGCCAGACTTCTTGCAGATGCTGAATCCGTGATTTTGCCGCTGGAGCGCGCTGTCAGGCTGAATATGGCTACAGAGGAGGAGCGCACACGACTGGAAGCATGGGAACGCTACAGCGTTCTGGTCAGTCGTGTGGATCCTGCAAATCCTGAATGGCCGGAAATGCCGTAATAAGTTGTATTAGCTTACATATCTATGGCACAGAGTAAAACCTAATCTGACAGACCGCTCTGTGCCAGTAGCAGACGTTGCTTAGGTTTTGAACTGCTACTTATTAGGCTGTAGGTCAATCCGGCTCTAGCCGGGTCATAATAAATAGACAGCATAGTATTGAAGTTGATGATGTGTTGAAGTTATCTTAGCTAATTGAAGTCTTTGCTTGTATTGGTTTGACTGACGTGGTTCATAGGTGTATTGGCACACAAAGTTCCACACTAAGTCGAGGTCATTGTGAATTGTTGAACCGATTATTATTGCTAACATCATAATATGTGCCAACTAAATCAAGCATAGATTTGTAGAAATTGATTAGTTATCTTGGGCAGAACATTAGCCTCGATTTCAAAGGATGTAACATGCTCTATAAATATATCGGCGATGACGATGCAAGAAATGTTTTAAAAAATCTTAAACGCTTCATGGAAGACGGCACTATTTCTTCCACTCAACCAGTAAAATTTAATGATCCCTCCGAATTTAAAGTTTCCATTAGGGTTTTCGGAACTCCAAAGCAGCTTAGAGATTGCTATGATAAATTTGAGGGTGTCAAATTTTCATATAATCAGTGGTTGTCAACGGTTCCTGCTGTAACAAAAGAAATGGAGGAAGCACTTAGAAGTTCCGCAATGAAACAATTTGGCGTGATCTGTCTTGCTTCAGTCTCGGACAGTATACTAATGTGGTCGCACTATTCTGCATCCCATAAAGGATTTTGTATAGGTTTTGATGATGAGTTTATTAAAACCGTTGAAGACTTCCATGATTTTGATTATATAAAGTATATAGGGAGTGCCCCTGTATTCAATTACGCTCTTGAGGATATACATGCTCTTTTTCAAAAAGTATTTTTTTATAAGGACAGTTGTTGGCATTACGAAAATGAAAGAAGGATTATTACAAAATCACATGGTGTAAAAAAATTTGACAAAAAATTCATTAGGGAGATCTATCTAGGGCATAATGTAGATCTAAAGGTTGAAAATTATGCAAAAGAAATGGCGGAGGAATACCCAGCTATTAATTTTTATAAAATGTCTACGAAAGAAAATAGCTATCAACTCATAAAAAAACCATTAGTTTGATAGTTATTGTTATTCTGAGGTTGTGTAAGCACAACCTTAGAATTGTTAATCAATGTATGAGTAAATAAATAACCCTATCTGATTTCCTATAAGCAGGCGTTCAGAGCTTAATGCTGACAAAACTCAATCTAGGATAGCTACTCTGCTTTTGATGTGGTAAGGCCCGCTCTTAGCTCAAAACAGGCTGTCAGATTTGACAGAATTTTGGTTACGTAATTTGTCAGTTGGAAACTGAGAGAGTACAAATCAGGGCAGGCGGGCAAAATGCCCGCCTTTTCTTTATCTGTTGTTTCATCCACTGACCAGCCAGGTCAAATAGCCTCTCATGCTCTGTACAACAGAAAATAGTTGCACCCATTAACCACGGAGTTAAACGGATGAGTGACTATCATCACGGCGTGCAGGTGCTGGAGATTAACGACGGCACT